GTTTTTGAAGTGGAAGTACTACTTTTGTAGTAATTTAGAGCAAGTAGAAACTAATTTTTAGATTTTCATACGCGCACTGCCCCTTTGGCGTAATTGAGGTTAAACGCTAGCGTATGATCACCTTATAAATGTAGACAGAAAACTGGCACTTTGTGCGTTTCGTGGGAACCAATCTCCACGGAGCCATGCAAAAACACACATTTTGCATTGGTAATTCATTTTTCCAACCATTATTAACGTATTGTATAACGTTAGATCGCTTGCGATCAAAGGGCTAAACACCCGATTATCTCTGTTTCATAGGAAAAAATCTTCAAGCGGCTCGGTCTCTAAACCAGCAACAGAGCAGATACCAATCGTTGTCACCACAACAGTCTCACAGCCCCTCGTGGAAACTCATCCCAATCCACAAACTATTAATGAAATGATTCACTACACTCTTGTCCGTACACAAGCCCTTGTTAACAAATTTTGCGTAAGCAAGGCATTCTCTTTTCACAATTTTGTTCGCTTAGAACTAGTCGAATTCAGCAAATACATTTTAGCTGAAAAACAACGAACAATATCACTGTTTGCAGTCCCAGCACTCAGTTTCATCGCGGTTTATGGTATCACTTATTGGCAATTGCATTTGCTAAGACAAAGACCATTTCCGCAGGCCCCACAGCAATATGGTGTTGCTGTGCGTGGCTTAATTCCACCATTACAACCAATCAACCAACCAAATATTGTTTTCGCAAATATTCCACTAGATCAACCAGAAGAAGGCTTAGAAAATCCTGCTTTTGACGAAGTAATTGATATACCACATCATCAAGAACCATATGTAGGAAATGAACATCACATGCTCGCAGAAGCACCTGGTGTTAACAGAAGAAGAGCTGTCATTATGGTCGAGGATGAGGAAAAAATTGTTGATGATCCATACGATCATAATTCATCAAATGGAAGCAATAGAATTTATGATTTCAAAACAAAATATTATGCATTCCCTATCACTGAAATGTTTGCTTTGTTTAAAGATCATTTAGCTGACGTTGATGGTTTAGCTCAAGTTTATTTCAGCAAATGCGTTCGGTTACATGTCAAGGATGGGCTTGTAGCATTACCTGCTGATACCGTAAATAACTTGTTAACATGGTGGACTAGCGTTGGTTTTTGTATGGATAATATTCCGTTGTCATATGTCAAGGCACAAGAATGCGTAAGAACATTGGCACTTGATGCAGAATCACTGCATCATGTTGTTATGTTTTCTACACTGGTTGCTGCATTGCATGTTAGAGAACATCATGGCATTGGTCGCATTTTAGAACACAATGCTTTGATGAAAGGTTCTTTCTTTTCGTCACGGACTATTGCATATAACTACTTAATGTTTCGCACGCTTATAGCATCGAACATTGGTTTGAACATGGTTAGCTTTTTAGGCGCAGCATCTGTTTCATGTTGTGTCTTTGGTGTAGTTTTATCTACTCACTATGTGAGGAGTAAATTATGTCAAAATTAAATTTTATTAAGCAGCTAGCCTTTTCAATATTTGGAGTCGGTAGTATTGGACCGGCTGTCAAAACAGTAGTTAGGCCGTTATTACAATGCAATCCCATTATTCCCAAGCGCCCTCGCGCACCCAATACCAAACTAGTACATTCGTTATTCACCATACCTAGGTACGCACGTTTCAAACAACTGCGTCTCCATACACCTGGAAAGCAAGAACAACTTGCTTTGGACTCTGGTTTATATGCACCAATTGCTTTCGCTTCTACCGTAGAAAATGAACGCATAGCTTTGGAAAACAGAGTTCTCACCGAACAATTACCTGCACCTGACTTACCTCAGTGCATCACATGGGTCAAGAGACATATTAGAAAACTTTTGCCCAATATCTACAAAGTAAACCCTGTTTCTTTTGATGAATATATTTCAAGAGTTGGCTCTTCTCCATCAGTCAAACAAACATTAATTGAAGCTCACAAAGAATTAACTTTGGCAGGTATTGACCATAACACCATTTTGACGCCACAACAAATTAGAATGTGGACAAAACGTTCTTCTTTTATTAAAGTCGAAAACCTTTTGTTTCACACGTTAAATGGTTTAAAACAAAAAGCACCGCGTTTCGTACAAGGTGCACATCCAAAATTCGTCGTTCTGGTAGGACCTACCATTATGGCGTTCCAGGATTTAGTCAGTCGTAGACTACGTCCTGGAAAAAGCAATAGCTTATTTACTTCTGGCTTGTCATCCGAAGCTTGCGCAAATCACATAGCAGGCAAACACGGTATGACAGGTTGGGATGATGTGGGTAGTTTTGACCATGATGAAAGAGCTGAATGGGGAAACCTGTTCGTTTCATTAGCAAAACACGTTTGGCACTTTGGTACAGCAGTCGTCGCGCTGCTTAAAGGTAACATAAATACCAGGGGTACTACACACAATGGAATTGATTATGAAGCTCCACCGATGATGAAGTCAGGAGATCCACACACTTCCGTTTGGAATTCAATAATCACCATAATGAGCCATGCTTATATCTTTTGTAAACATTTCCAGTGC